ACAACTATCACTATTAAAATTATTAAATACAATCATTATATATACTCCTCTTCATCATCATAACAAATCAAAAAGTGAACAACTTCATTATAAATATCAGCACGCCTTACATCCTTTCGCAACAACCTTAACAACAAATTATAATAACATTTCTTGATAATACAATCAACTGCTAAACTACTTTTAAAATGCACATCATTCTTATATAAAGCATTGTTATAAAACCTATACTCATTTCTAGAGTCTTTATTATTTAATAACTTAACTAACTTATTTTTACTTATCATTTTAACACTCCATTTAAAATTTTCTATACTCAATTTTTAACAACTGCTCAGTACTAAAATCATTTAAATAATCATAATGAACTACTTTACAAACATAGTCATTACTATTTTTATTAATAATTATAAAATCATTTAGCATAATTATTTTATTTTTTAGGTTGTGAATGATGTCATCATCATTCAAATCATTATTATTATCTAAACATCTCAACTCGATCATTTTATTACTCCATTTAAAATTATTTATTAATTACTTGATTTGCTCAACTAATACAATATTATAACATAAGCAATTATAAAATGTCAAGTATTTATATAAAATAATTGTAATTATTTGTATTATTCTTATAAGTTATTGATTTTACACAATAATATTATTGCTATATTATTTATATTTTTTTAGTTGTAAGTAAATTATTGTTTATTTTATCAGTTCATTGATACTATTTTTATTATAATTTTATTAATTTATTAATATATTTTTTAGTAAAATATATTATTATATCATACTTTTGATATGGTTGTCAATAGGTTGTTTTTCAAATATGAAAAATTTATCATACTTGAAAAATGCAATCTGCTTTTTTTTTTTTTGTTCGGTTGCTGAGAAGTACTTATTTAATATATAAATATATACTATTTAAAATACTACTTTTTATTTATATAGTATATATATAGTATATAATATATAATAATTATTAAGAATAAATCGTATAAATAAATTAATCCGAATTTTATTCACAAATCACAAATTATTATCATATTTGAAAAAAAAGCCTTTCTATGAACATTTTTTGAAATTTTTCAAACTTGAAAAACTTGAAAAATTTATCAAATATGAAAATCGATTGTGATTTGTGAATAAAAATCGCGTATTTTTTGAGTGGCTCGGTTTGGGGTCAAAAAAAGTTAAAAAAAGTTAAAAAAAGCAAAAAAATGCAAAAAAATAAAAAAAAACTTGACAAGATTTTTACAAATTTGGTAATTTTTACAATTCACTATTATAATAGTAATAGTGAATTATGGTAAAGTTATTCATTTGTGACTTTCATTTATGATAAAAAATCCCCAGTTGGTTACATTCTCACAACCTTTCAGGGGGCGTGATAGTAGTTAAATTATTTTTTATTTATAAAAAATTATTTATAATGCCCTAATGTACTTATGTACTTGTACATATACATAGGGGTACCTTATGATTTAATATTTAATGAAATATTGAGGGGGTACCCCCCGCAATTGCGGGGGCAAATCAAACTAGTCAAAACATCTCAATTTTTTTTGGTGAAAATGTGGTATAATATATACAACTAAGGTAGATTTACATAAATTTGTTATAAGGTACAATTAATATGGATAAAAAATTAAAATTTGTTATAAGGTACAATTATTTATTTTATACATTTTTGGGTGAGATAAATAGTGAGTTAGAGTTATATAATAAGGTGGTAGATGAGTTTGTAGAGGATAAGTTAATAAACCCGTTGGATAAGAAAACTTGGGTATTTAGTAGTTTGATGGGTATGAATGATTATGAGAATGAGATGATTATAAATGAGGACAAAGAGTTTATGGATGGTATAAATGGGGTATATCGGTATTTTGAGAATATAATAGCCCCTAGGAAGTTATTAATATTAAGTAAGGATAAGTGTAACAAGGATTTGATTGAGAGTATAAAGTATTTATTAAATATGATGAGTAAGGAAGTTAGTAGTGATGGTATATTGAATATACGGGATAGTTTATTGAGTAATTTAGGTGGTAATAAGTAATGAGGGTAAGGAGTAGTATTAATAACAACTATGATGCGACTGATTTAAGTAAGAGGATATTACGTGATTATCAGTGGGATGTGTATAGGCGGATGATGGAGTGTAGTATTATTAATGGTAAGGTGGAGTATCGGTATAAGAATTTATTATTAATATGGGCTAGGAGGTTGGGTAAGAGTACATTGATGTTTCATTTACAACATGGGATGTTATGTAGGGAGAGGGCATTGGCTGTTAATGGGTTAATAAGTGGTATAGGTAGGATGAGGAGTTGTATATTTGCACCATTTGAAAATCAGGTGAGGGAGATATATATAGAAAATGTGATGAACAATGGGTTTAAATTAATTGATATTGCTAGTGGGATAAGTAAGTTTAGTAGTAATCCGTTAGAGTTAAATTATCACTTCAACACGAAAGAGGTTATAAGTGGGATCAAGTTTGAGGGATTGGTAAAGGATAACAAGGCGGGTGCAGGGTTCAAGAATATAGTATTAGATGAGTTTGCATTGATCAAGGATAATGGGATGGAAAAGTATGGGAATTTATTACCTATGGTAAAGGAGAAGAATGGGGGGATGTTTATATGTAGTACTGTGAGGGGTAGGAATCACATGTATGAGTTGTATAATATGATAACAAATAATCCAGATAAGTATCCTGATTGGTTGGTAATGAAGCAAGATGTATTTGATTTGGGTATAATGACACAGGATGAGTATGACGCTATACCGATGGATGAGAATTTGAAGAGGCAGGAGTTTTTATGTGATTGGGATAGTGCGGATGAGGGTGCTATATATCCTAGTCCTATATTGGCAGATGTTGGGTATTGTAGTAACAAAAAGTTATATATTGGGTTAGATTTGGGGATGACTGACGCTACTGTGGTATGGTATGGGCATTTAATTGATGATAAGATATATTTTATTGCGAGTAATAGTTATCGCAATTGTAGCATATCAGTTATTATTAATGAGATAAAATCAATGTTATCTAACCTCAACACAAATAACTATGTAGTATACCTACCGCATGATGCTATGCAGTTGGAACAAACAAGTGGTAATAGTAGGTTTAATATTATGAACCGTGAATTAAATTGTCGTATTGTGAGAAGAAGTAGTGATTTATTAGAAGATATTGATTATATAAGGCGGATGTGGCATAGTATACGGTTTAATTCTAAAGGATGTGGTAGGGAGATAGAAGAAATTAAAAGGTATGTAACCGATACTAAATATAATAGGATAAGACATGAACATAGCCATGCACCTGATGGTATGAGAACGCTTATTATGGGGTTAAAAGAATGGGAGTTTAATAATATTAGACATATGGTTATTAATTATGAAAAAAGTTATAACTTTAAGAATAAATTTTAGGGTGATGATGTATTCCCCTCATATTAATGTTGCAATTATACAAAATTAAATACATCATCAATTTCAAGCATAACTAAGTAAGTAAGTAAGTTAATTTTTTATCATAAATGGACAGCTTGAGACAGACTGCCCATTTAATGCTGATTACGTTGTATTTAATATTTTTTCATATTTGTAGAAAATAGTGAATGTGGAATATTAAATACATAGATATTATACCATAACATACAACCAATGTCAAGTTTATTTTATAAATTTATCATGAATTGCACAATAAGTTCTAAATATATAACTTGCATTTTTCATATTTTCTTTTGATTTCATATAATCTTCAAATTGTTTATCTGAGTATTGATCATCGTATAGGCTTGCTTTAGTACCATAGTAACCTGCTTTACCAAGTGCTATTGATTTACTATATGATAATTTATAAGTCCAGTACATACCACCAAATGTGCCAAATGCTAAGAAATCTTTAATTAAGTCATTATAATTTACTTTATGTTCTTTACCATCAATCCAATCATCAACCGCCCTAAATGCTTCTGATATTGCAGTCATTGTAGAGGCATACATAACCCACTTACCACCTGCTACTGCTTTACTAAGTCCTTTACTAGTAGCAAACTCTTTCATTAGTGGTAGCATTGTTCTTGATGTAACTGTTTGTGTCCATCTAGTCATTTTAACAGGTAATAATGAGGCAACTGAATCAGCACTTGCAATGATACTTGATTTTGTATATACTGGATTTACATCTTCAATAAATTTAATATATTTTGAAGCAATATCTTCTGAATATTGTTTTGTTTTGGCATCTTGTAATTCTTTATTAAGAAATGGATTTACATTACCATCTTTATCAATAAACTTTTCTAAATATTCAGGTGGAATAGTTGGGAATTCTTCTTGAAGTTTGCCACTTTTATTTAGATTTCTAAGCAATGTAGCATATGATGTGCCTGCTTTATTACGAAGTATAGTATCATTTGTATGTGAACCATTGATTTTAGAATTAATATTTTCTAAAAAACTCCCATAATTATCTGCTTTACTACCACCAACTTCAAAAAAATTCATACCTTTATTTACTGCTTTTTCATTAGCAACTTTTAATTCACTCATCAATCCTTTGATTGTCCTTTTGTCAAATTCATTTAGTGATGATAATTCTTTAACAAATTCAGGAGTATTAAAATTAAAAGTATCTTTTATTGCATTTAAAATACTGCTTTTTCTCATTACATTAGTAAAGTTATTTGTCATATCTTCAAAAATATATTTAAAGATTTGAAGATTTGGATTTAGCACACTAGTTAATAATCTATTTGCTTTTGATGATAAATTTATTGCATTTATTATTTGTGCTTGATTATTAAAATGTCCAAGCGTTACTGGGAATAATGTATTAGCAATCTTTTGAGCACCATCAGGATCTTTTAATATTTGACCTATTTTTGATAAAGTTAATTCTTGATCTGCTCCTAATGTTTTAATTGCTGATATTCTTGTAGAAGCCACATCACCAATGCTTTTTACTCTATTAAATAAAGTATCAGCATTACCAAATTGATTATTATATGCAAATTCAGCATCTGGTGAATTGAATTTAAAACGTCTCATAGCAAAGTCATAAGTCCTTAATTGTTCTGAAGCAGTTTTTTTTATTCTAGTTATTAAGTCTATAAACTCTTTTTTTTCTTCTTTACTAAGTGGTTGTTGCATTAATCCTGCATCACTAACAAATTTATCCCATTCTTCTAAATTATTATTAATTAATCTTTTATCATGAGTAACTGTACCTACATATCCTTTTACTTCTCTAATTTCTGGATTTACTTCTTTCATTGATTGAAATATATGATTATTATAATCATTGATAGCATTAGCAATAGGCATAAGATTTTCATTTAATTCTTTACTACCAGTAGAAAATCCTCTAACTAATTTCATAATTGGCAGTTCAAATTGTTTATTACTTAATATTGCTTCTGCATTTTTAACTCCATGTTTTTCTAATGCATTAGCCCAAACATTATCAAATTCTTTTAATCTAGCAATTCTTTGTGATTGTACATGTGCATAAATTTCTTCTGATGAACCATGCTGACTAATTATTTTATTAGCATTATTTTCAGCAATAAGATTTTGTGCTTGTTTTCTTTGTTGTTCAAGGTTTTTATCTACTTGTTCATTATATTTTGCTACTTCTGCTTGTTTTTCTTCAAATAAATTATTTATTCTATTTTCAAAATCACTTTGTACTTTAGGTGATAATTTATTATCTTTATAATTTGCATATTTTTTATATTTATTCCCAAGTTCTTCTTTTAATTGATCTTTAACATCAGCAAATACTAATGGTGGTTTCTTTTCTAACATTTTATCAACTACAACCTCACCCTCTGTTTCTGGTTTATTTATAATTTCTTGAATATTATCTGGTTCTTTAGTTATAATCCCCGCAACTGGTTCAGCATTTACAATAGGTTGTTCTACATCTGGTACTCTTTCAGTAGTAAGTGTGCTACCTTTATATTCTGCACCACCATCTATTTTATTTATATTACTCATAAAATCTGGTAATTCTTTATTCATATATTTAGCATAAATATTTTCACCATAATGAAATACTCCCGCACCTGCCAATCCAAATAAAGCATTTTCTCTTATTGATTTTTCATAATCTACTACATTATTATTTGCTTGATTATGATATGCCTCTTCTAAACCAAATAATGCACCTCCTATAGTAGCCCTTGCTCCTTTCACCACGAGTGTATTAAGGAAGTTATTACTCAATGCCTCATAAACTTTTTCACCACCTCCTAGAGCCTCTGTAACCCCTTTTAGAGCGGTTGCTGTAAGTTTAGCACCAGTAGCCTCAACTCCAACTACTGGTACTAATAACCCAATAGCATCAGTAACACCTTTACCTAATTGAAATGCTAAATTATCATGATCTACAACTGGTTCATTAAATCCTGGCACCATATTTAGAAATCCAATAGCAGAGGCTTTAGCCCCCATTAGTGCCTCTTTAGTATCAAAGGCTAACTGTTCTGCTGTTTTTTCTACATTGACATCTTGTTTACCTTGTTCCCATCCATCTTTAATACCTTGTTTAGCCAAGTCCCATATGCCAATTTTATCAAGATATGATTCAGGTTTAACAGGAGCAGGTACGTATTCAGCCTCATATGTTGGTTTAGGTGAATTATTTTCCATAGTTGGTTTAGATAAAAATGGTTTAACTTCATCAGTTTTAACCATATTATTATTATCTTCCATAGTTGGTTTAGATAAAAATGGAGCATTATTCATTATCATTTCCTTGTATTAAATCTTTTGCATATTGTGTGGCTAAATTTAAATTTTGAGATCCATATGATATAAATCCACTTCCTGCTTTTAAAATCTTTTTAGTTAGTGAAGTATTAGGAGAAATTGGTAATGTATCAATTAATTTATATGGTAGACGTAAACCATCACCATCTTTATTACCAATATAGTATGAATCAGTGCCTCCATCTGGTACAATTGTTGCTTTATCCATAAATTCTTTAAAACTTTTCTCATCTGGGAACCTATTTTTTATATTTTTATTTGAAGAAATTGTATTATATATATTTGAATAGTTATTTTCATTTAATTTTACTTCATCACCTTTATGTAAAATATGATTACTACTATAATCATATCTGTCTTTTAATACTTTTACTGAATCTTGATATGTACCTCTGCTATCACCAACTTTTTGTATATGGTCAAAAATTGCCCTTGCACTTTTATTACTATACTCTTCTGGTAACCCAGAGTTTTGAAATGCTTCCAATATTTGAGTTTGTTCACTTTGAAATGCTACATTACCAAATTTACCAGTAGGTTTAGACGCAATAAATTTACCATCAACATAAGTTGGGTCTTCATATACTCTAGAGTCATTATCCCCATCACTATTTTTACTACCACCTTTTAGAAAATAGTCAAGTAATCTATGCCTATCTGGTCCCCACTTTTCACTATCTCTCATTACTTCATTATATGAATTTACGTTTGCAGATAAATTATTTCTATATCTTTGTATTTCATCTGGGAAAAATAATTTAGTTGGATCTAAATCTTGAGCAATTTGTCTTCTTGTCATATATGGTGTTTCATGATCTATGCCATACATAGATAAATCTGGGACACGAGTTCTACCTCTTTGTATTTTACCAAGATTAGAATTTACAATAGTTTTTGCTTCTGAGTCTAATCCTTGGTACTGACTACTTGATAATAACTCTTGTCTTGCCTCATCACTATTGGCTGTACTTGCTTGATAATAAAGATTATGGGCTATAAAATTATGTTTATTCATTATAGTTTGTTCAGCAGTATAATTTGCTAACGGCATTGGTTTACCAGATATAATACTATTTGCCCTACTTTGTTCATAATCAAAGCCTGATTGTAATTGTTGTGCTTTAATTTGTGTTTGTTTTCTATTAAAATCAGCAGTAATTGCATATTGTACTTTGTTCATTTCTTCTGTAGTTAAGCCTTTTTCAGCACCAAACTGTTTTAATTGTTCACCATTTATATTATTACTAATAGCAAATCCACTTATAACTTCAACCTTAGCGTCTGATTTCATTGCTGTTGCTTTTACTGGATCAATCAAACCTGCATTTACTCCTGAATCTACAGAATCAAAAGCAAGTTTCAAATTATTATTAGCAACATTAATATCTTTAGAATTGATAGCATTATTTTTACTTTGAGTGAATGCATTAATAGTAGAGTCAAGTTGTTGGTTAGTCAACATTGTAGTTTGTTGTTTTATCATACTGCGGTGAGCATCGTATACTTGTCCATGTATAATATTTTGTACACTTGGATCTAAACTTTCAATATTTGGCTGTTTAATTAAATTATTTAATCCTTGATCTAATGCTTGTACTTTATGGTTTATTTCAATTTTCGGATTATTTAATACAGTATTATATTGTTCTTGAATTTGTTCATTTAAACGAGATGGTATTATAGTATTTTTTGCTTGTTCCATTAATTGATTATATGCTTTACCAGCAGGAGTAAGAGCCATAATAGCGTTTGTGCTATTATAATTTCCATTAGCACCCTTATCAACCTCTTCTAATATATGTTTTTGTGCTAATTCTTTACCATATTGATGTCCAAACTCAGTAGATATTTGGCTACCAAATTCACCTAATTGAGCATATAATTTATTCATAGACTCAAAAGCATAAAGATTAGTTTTAATATTAGGTGAACTAATTCCTACATTAGTATTTATTGCTTGTGTTTGTTCTTGTTCTTTAGTTATTGGCATTTTAATTCCTTTATGCTAAAATACTTGCTAAACTTACTGCTCCAATTCCTGCACTTAAGATACCACCAAATCCTTGTGCAACCATACCTTGTTGTGCTTGAAATACATCTTCCATTTTATTTCTAGTATCAAATAAAGTATTTAATTTTTCAACTGTAACATTTGCATTACTAATAAAATCTTTATTCATTTGATTAATTACAGTTTGGTTTATTGCAGTTAAGAATACACTGCTTGACATATCCATACCACTTTGAGTAATATCACTTGCTTGTTGTGATACAGTTTGTTGTGCTTGTTTAGCAGATACTAATTTTGCTTGATTAAGGGCTGTATCTAATTGAGTTAATTTTAATTGTTCAGCCTTTTTTAAATCATCAATTTGACTATTAAGTGCATTAGCAGAGTTAAAAGCGTTTATACCGCCTAAAACTCCTGCTGTCAATGACATACCTGCACCAAATCCAGCAAGACCTCTACTTAATTGCAAATTACTACTAGAACCTTGTAACAAAGATGGTGTTTGGCTTTGATGTATCCCATAAAAGCCATTTGCACCATGTACACTTGTGATTGGATTTGGTGTGTTTATCATTTTATAGTATCTCCTTGATAATTAATAACTGTTTGCCAACCTAATAATTCTAGTTTAGCATCACTGCTTAATACTTTAAAAGTAATTTTATTTAAATAACCAGTATTACCTAAATAATCTCTTAATTCATAAATATTATTAGTCTTACTATTCATTGCAACATCATCACAATAAATAGTAATAGGTTGATTATTTTTATTGTTTTTAATAGCCACATTAATATTACTTAATTTGTATGGTTTATATATCATATTACCAATAGTAGGATCAATAATTGATATAGGAGTAGTTATAACTTTTTGTTCAACTGGTACTACTACATCTAATACATTTAAATCTTGTAATTCAGTTTTACTTAATTTAAAATATAATATATAATTATCATTATTATTTAATTGATATGATATATATAATGTATTATCATGATAAATTAATTTACATAATGATAAATCTTTTCCATTTACATTAAATATTTCACTTTCCCATTTAGTCCAACCAAGTATTTCTTGATTTTTATCTGAATAACAGCATGATAATTGTAATTTATTATTTTTTATAAATAATATAAACAAATAAGAACCATTGTTATTTAAATTAGGACAAGATAACATATCTAATATTGTAGCATTTTTAAATATATCCATGTTAGATATATTAGCAATACCCTCATTTGTAGCACCTATTTTATCAGTTTCAACAATAAATTTAATATTATTATTTATATTCTGAATATAAAATATTTTATCATCATACTCAACTGGTTTAATATTTTTATTTATTATAACATTACTAATTTTATTTATATTAAAATTGGTAGGTTTTAAATTTTCATTTAATGGATTAGATACAATATAATTACCATTAATACTAGATATCAAAAATTTTTTACCAGTTTCTATTTGTAATATTCTTTCATTACCATTTAATGAAAAACTAAAAGCAGACGCAGTTTCTATATCAGTAGCAAAGAATGTATATTCATCTCCAATTTTACTTAAATATATTTGATAATTATTTAATAAAGTATTATTACATACTAATCTATTTTGAAATCTATTCATTATGCTTGGATACATAGGTTTAAATGATACTAAACCATTATTAGAATAACAATATGCATTAAAATTATTAAATAATATAATATCTCCATTATCAAAACTACCATTTAATCCATATTGATTATTATAGTAATTTATTAATAATTCATTATTTACACTTGCACCATCAATAACAATTCCATTTACTTCAAAAGAAAATGCACTTTTATCCCAATTATTTAGAATATTAGCGGTATCATTAGTTAAAATATATAATCCTCTACAAAAAAATATTGTTTGATTATTATTATCAAAAGAATTTATATCTGCATATTTATAAATATTTGCTTTCCAAAATGCCTTTAACATTACATTATTATTTGCAGGTACATCAATATATATTTTAACTCTAGTATTAATACCAATAATACCATCCTTATCATTTTTTTCTAGATTTACAATAAGAAATCTAATACAGGTATCCATATCAATAATAGTTTTTATTTTATCTTTATCAAGAGTTGCTAAAGTAAAATTATTATTACATTCTTCTACTGGATTTGCAGGTTGTGTTGCTTGAAATAAATAATTCTGTATTCCATATCTACTTCTAAATTCATCAGTTATTTTAAAATATCTTAAATCATTATTATACTCAATTGTTTGTTTAGGTATATTAATTACATACCATGCCAAACTAGTGGTGAATAACAATTGAGTATCAGTTAATTTAATCAAACTAATTATATTAAAATTTTCATTAGTTAGTGAATTATTATATGATAAATTAAATTTGTATGCAATATAATTACCATTATTTATGTTATATAATTGCAGATATCTTTCTTTAGTTATTATATTTTGATATATAATTACACTATATAAATTATCATCAACTGATATATTTTTTTGTTGTGTAATTTCTAATGGTTCAAAACCTAATAAACTGAAATATTTTTTATATATAATTTTATTATTTTCATTATAATCACTACTATAAAATATTTCCCCAAGTGAGTTAATAGAAATATATTTTGTTGGAACTATTGAATTAAAAGTTGTAACTCCAGTATATTCATTATTAATAGTAATTTCATTAGTACTATCACTATATCCAATAATAAATTTATTATAAAATAAATTATATTCTAATGCAACAATATTTTTACTAGTTTTATCTATTTCTTTAATAACAGATTGTGTTATTTGATTATTAATTATTTTATTTTCTACCAATTTCCAATTAAAATCAGTTTCAATAACTGTTAAGAAATAATTATTTTCATTATTACAACGAATAAAAAAATTTACATTTGTTGGTATATTTGTATTATAAAAATCATAATTATAATTTACCATACTAAAATCATCAATATTAATAATTTTTAATTTTCCAATATTTGTTATAACAGGAGCAGTATTTATAAAACATAATATAAATAATTTATGTTCTATATTTGATTTTGTTACATTATAAACAATACCATCAGATAAAAATTCTAAAACATTATTCCAATTTACAAGGTCAGTTTTTAATAATTTAAATTTAGTAATTCCACCAATAAAAATACTATATACAAGTATATAATTATTATTTATATAATCAAAACTATATAATACTTTTCCAAATTTTTCAATAAAAATAGTTTGTATTAAAATCCAATTTACATTATAATTTTCAAGTGAATATATCTTTATAAAATTATTTTGAGATCCAGTACTTGATACTGCTATTACACATTTTCCATTATTATTACTAGTAATTTTTATATCTTCAATCAAAGCACCTATATCAATATTTTCACTGACCCATGAACTACCTTTATCATTACTTCTTTTAATACATAAAATATTACTAAACTTAATACTAAAAGCAACAATAATAAAATTATTATTATTATATATTGTATAATTACTTATATTTTCTATTTGTTGTTTTTCAGTAATATCAATTGCTTTATTTAATAAACTTGCCTCTACTTTATTAGCAACTATACCATTTCTCCCCTCGATTGTACCTTGTGGAGTAATGCTCATATTTACTATATCATTAGCACCTTGTATTAGAAAATTAGTATCTGCTCTTGCTGATAAATTTTCATCTATAATACCTTTAGTAAAAGTATTTTGTGTATAATTAATTTGCGTCATCTATATCTTGCCCTATCTAATCTGTAAAGATTAAAATATTTACATTTATTGTTCTTAGCCTGTAGATCTTTTGATAACTGTAATGCTTCTTGTTTAAAAGACAATAATTTTTCTAGATCTTGTATTCTTCCAATTTTTTCACAATAAGTTATTGCAATTTCTACCGCTAACAACTCGCCAAAAATGCTATCAAATGTAGTCATTGTAATACTATTTTTATAATAAAATATTTTTACAACAGGTTCATTGATTAGCATAAATCCGTTCATGATTTCAAAATCAATTTCATTCATTAGTGTATTATTACAAAATATGTCTTTCAACCTGCCAAAATTAGTTGGTAAAGTGAATTGGTATTGATAATCTGGATGGTAACTATTATCGCTAGTAACTACAACCAACACTGCTTTATCTATGTTAAAATTCCAATTATATTGCATAATTAATTTATTTAGAATTCTACCATATATATTATCCAATTCAGTCGGATAATTATTAGTTATTTGACCAGTTAAATCACCAACTCTTGCTAATATTTCGCTTTTAGTCATAATTATACTGCTATAATTGCTGATTGCGGTTCTTGTCTAATAGTGACTGCTACAGGATTAGTAGTAACAGGTTTTTTTACTCTAAAAGTTATTAGGTAATTATTAATTGTAATAACTGGAATATTTGCGTCGGCAACAATAGCATTTATATCAGAGTAATTTCCATCAGGATCTTTTTCTTGTATTACAACCTTTTCATCACCAACTAAAACTCCCCTAACAGTAATAATAGTTTGCCTTGGAGTTGTAGTATATTTAGAATCATAAGTTGTATTTTTTAAATCTTGTGAGTATTTTAATTCAGTAGTAACATTTATTAAATATACTTCATTTATATTTTCACTCATGGTAAAATCCTTTTAAAATAATTAATCATTATCATATATAATAATTATAACACATATGTAATAATTATGATATAATATTACAAAGGAGATATTTATGCCTAGAGATTATAAAAAAGAATATGCTAATTATCAAGGTAAACCTGAGCAAATAGAAAATAGAGCAAAGCGTAATAAAGCAAGGTCTGAAGCCATGAAAGACGGTAGGGTGAAAAAAGGTGATGGTAAAGACGTAGACCACAAAAAACCTTTATCAAAAGGTGGTAGTAATCACAAATCAAATACAAGAGTAGTGTCAAAGTCTACTAATCGTTCGTTTGCACGTAACAAAAATGGAGGTATGAAATAATGGCTAAAAAAGATAATATAGATGAAAATAAATTATTTAAATTTAATATGTTAAATACATATATTAATATATATAATGATGAAAATTATTTATTTGGTAATAATGAAATTATTGATAAATTTAATAACATTTATGCTAATATATTATTACCTATTTATAATTCATATGAAAATAAAGAAATTATTACAATTGTACTACAAAGTTTAATAGTTAAATATACTTGGAAGTTAAATAAAGATAAAATAAATAAATTTTTAAATAATTTAGATAATATGTTATGAATAAACATTATATTTTTTTCATGAATAGTACAATTAATAAAAATAGGTTACATACTTTTATTATAACTATTGATGAATTAAATAACCACTATTATATTAATTTTTACAGTAAAAGAAATATAATAGATATACCTATTGTTATATCAAAAGAACAATTTGAAGATTATAGAATTAAATATGAATGTCTAGAAGTAGAAAAAAAAGTAATAAAAATGAAAAAAAGTAGGATAATGGTTATAAATTGTATAGGTTTATGCAAAATGTATTTAGGTATAAATAATAAAAGAATAATAAATGAATTAGATTTAAAACATTATTTATTATTTGGTAAAATACCTACATTTTTTCAAATGTGTAAAACATTTATAAAGGAATGGTTATGGGTGAATCGGCATTATTAGCAATTTTAATTGGTGCTACAGTAGCTGGCGGTACTGCTGTAGCACAAGGACAACAACAAGAGGCATTAAAAGCAGAGCAAGATAGACAAAGAGTAGCACAAGATAAACAAATTGCTGAAGAAAAAGCAAAAATGGAAGCACAGCAACAAGTAATAACTCAACAAAAAACTGCTGAACAAATAAAATTAGCAAAAACTAAAAGCAATTTATTACTTGCCTCACAAGCAGGTGGTTTTTTACCTGTCAATCAAAATGTACCAACTCGAAATATTTTAGGTGGATAAAATGAATATTGATGATATAAAAAAATATTATGACCAAGCAAAGAAAGAAAATCAAGACTTTGCACCAATGATGAACCGCATATATCAGTTTATTCAAAATTATAATACAAATTGGGGTACTTCAAATGGCAACATAATAAATAAAGGTGGCAGGACTGATACAAAAATATACGCCACTAATATTGCTCAATATTGTGATGAATTTGCCAATTATTTAACTAACCTAGTATTCCCATATGGAGTTAAATTTTTTAATTTAGCATATGAAGATTTAGATAATTCAGAGCAACAAAATAAAGAAACTATTTATAAAACATCTGAAACATTATTTAAATATTTAGAAAATAGTAATTTTTATCAAGAAGTACCAAAGGCATTTAAAGATTTAGTTGCTGGTACAGGTGCATTGCTTATGAATTATAATGTTATTAATAAGTCAATATATTTCAAAGCATTAGATGTTAGTAAGTTATATTTTTTAGAAGATGATTTTAGCATACCAAATTATGTATTTAGAGATATAGGAACAATTAGCCATTTAGATAGATTAAGAACATATCCAAATATTAATTTTTCAACCGATAAAGATTTAACATTGATCGAATATGTTATTCCAATGAATGAAAATAATAAAATAAAATTTAAATATGTTCTAACTGATGATGGGTTTAAAACTGAATATTTTGTTAGAATATGGGATACTAATCCATTTATTATATTTAGATGGAGTACAGACTCTAATGAAAATATTGGAAGAGGTATTTTATGTAAACATCTTACTACTTGTAATCTTATTGATGAATTAGAACAATCAATATTAAAAGGTACTGAGATGGCACTGAACCCAGTATTAGTAACAAATGATAATACCTTTGCTGAAAACAATCATGGATTTGATTTTAGAAGTGGTAGCATAATTCAAATTGGTTATCAATCAACCATACAACAATTACCAAATAATGTGAATTTACCATTCGCAAGAGCCGATATAAATGAAAAATATCAAGAAATAATTAATTCATTACATATACGTCCTTTATCAGAGCAACAAAGAGAAATGACAGCAACTGAAGTACAAGCAAGATTAAGTCAACAAATTAATATACTGGGTGGATTTGCAAATAGACATATTAGAGAATTAGTTATACCTATTATTAATCGTACAATAGAATTACTAACAGTTGCTAACGTTCTAGATAAAAATTCAACTAAAAATCATAAAATTATATATGAAAATCCAATTACAAAATTGAATAATCAAATTGAAATACAAGGCACAATAAATGCTTTACAATATTTAAATATGGTTGGTGGTAATCAAGGTCAAGTAATGATTAATTCAACCATCATGAGAGGTAAAGTATCAGAGAAAATAATGGAGGCATCAGGATTAGATCCAAGTTATTATAATAATGCTGATGTAATTGAAAAGAATTTAGAACATATTGAACAAGCACAACAAATACAACAGTACTTACAATTACAGGCAAGCAATCCTAATTTACAATCTAACGGGGGTATGTAATGATATTTAAAGCATTATTTAATAAGTTTAATAAAAAATGCAAATGTGACAAAAATTTTATTTGTAAAATGTGTACTGACAAAGAAGAAAAAAATATTAAAGCAGTATTATGTTTTAAGCAATGGGCTAATACTGAATACGGTAAAATATTTATGGAGTATTTAATAAATAAACACTATACAACTAATGTAAAGAATATAGGAACAGCAACTGAAACTGCTTTATTTAAATGCGGACAAATGGATATATTAGAAGAACTAATTAAATATACAACTATAGAATTTTATAAAGAGGATAAATAATATGGATATATTAAATACTAATACTGATAATGTAGTGGATACAGCACCTACTGATAATTCATCTACAACAAATGAAACCACAAATCAAGATCCATCTTGGTTAAATGATATACCAAATAAATTTAGAGAAAATGTAACCTCTCATGATGAGATAATTAGCAAATTAGCAAAATCATATACTAATTTAGAACAAATGAATTCTAAAATTTATGGTAAACCTGAAAAGTATATTATTGATGAAAAAATAGTTGTAGATGAAGGAGTTGCTGATATTATTAGTAAGATTGCTGAAAAGAATAATTTCTCACAAGATATATTTAATAAGTTAATAACTAATACTTCTGAAATTGTAGCAGAGAAAAATAAAGAATATCAAGCAACAATTGAACAAAGGCAAAAAGAATTAGATGAAAAAATAAAAAATTACGGTAGTGAAAATATTGAAAAAGTTAATAATTTTTTGAAAAATATTAATATAAAAGAAGAAAATATTAATAAATTAAATAAATTACTTACTAATGATTTTGAGTTTATAAATGTGCTTGATGAAATAATGAATAAAGTAACTGAAACATCATTAGGATATCAACCTAAAGGAAATAATGGAATAAATGAAAATCCTCAAGAAATTGAAACAAAGTATCAAGATTATATTCGTAATAGATTAAATAGACCAACTAGAGAAGATCTAAAAAATCAAGAAATATATTTTAAAATGAAAAATTTATAATAATTATTTATCAAATATGATATAATATATTTATGCAAAGATAACTTATTATATATAAGCCTTTGGTGTATTTATTAATTAATAACTAATAAAAGCCCAAAGGCTTTTATATTTTAAGGAGACAAATATGTCTAATTTTATCCCACAAACTCCAGCAGATCAAACCTACTCAGGTGATGGTAATAAATCTATTAAACTTATAGATAATATTTTAAAAGTAGCACAACCTAGAATTAATGATATTATATATCAATTAGATTATAAAGCTGATATATTTTATAATATTTTACCTATTGAAACTCGTACAATGATACCTACAACTGAAAAAGGATTTGCAATGTTAGGTATTGATGCTGTCGAAAGAACAGCAATGGGTGGTGAAATAGTTCAAGGACAAGAAATTGATTTTTTAGAATATTATATCGGTAGTAGAATTTTTGACACTCCAATTAAATATCCGAGAAAAAAATTAGAACAATTGTTAAGTACTCAAAACAGTGGTGGTACTTCATTAGGACAAAAATTAATGTCTGAAATACCAAGTATGGTATCAAGTGCATACAAAAGGTCTTTTGAAGATTTAATTATATATGAAATAAGAAATGCAAAAACTCAAGGTACTCTAGAAAGCATTTATAAAGTATTTAGCGGTGGGTATGATCCAACTAATTATACTAGAGGTTATATTTTAAATGGTGCTGGTGAACATTCAGATACACCTGCTGATATAAGTATAAATTTATTTGATGTAATAAAATCAATACTAAAAAATTCTACAATGATGGGAGTAAGCGATCATTATATCGGTATTTGTTCAGATAAAACTTTAAGAAAAATAAGAGCATTAGAAAATAGAATTTTATTAAATGGTGATTTTATGAATAATAAAAATCTTATTTCTGCTAAAATGGACGCAATTAATTATGGAAGTATTGATATTTTTGCTCCAACAATGTCTAAAGATCCAACTGCTATAATTACTGATAATGAAATGTATTTTCTTCAAACCAATTCTATGCACTTACTTGAAACAGGAATGACTGGTGATACATATGTTCATGACATGGAAAGAGACCAGTATAAATGGTATTATCGTAAAGAAATGGGTTGTGGAGTAGCATTACCACATACTATGATAAAAGTAATTATTAATTAATAAGGAGATTATAAAATGGCTTTTACTAAAGAAACATTGCTTCAAAAAAGTGATAATCCTTTAAATCAAATTAAGGAATTTCAATATAATACAACAGATAATATTGCTACTGTAAAGGGTGCAAATTATTTTAACTATTCAATTACAGATAATTTAGATAAAAGAGCAAATTTCAAAAAAGGTGATACTTTATTAATTATTGCTTCTGATAATGTAGAATTTGCTATAGTTAAAACTGTTACAATTGCTAATGACACTGCAACAGTAGTAATTAATACAACCGTTAATGCATAAACAAAGGGGCTAATCCCCCTTTTTAGGAGAATACTATGGCAATATCTAATTATGGTGATGGTGGAACAGGTATATTTAATTATAGCAGTAGTGGTGGAGGTGGAGGTGGTAGTTCTAACGACCACATTTTAAAAGTATTTAATAATGAAGTTGTCGTAGACTATACGTTACCAGTTATTAATTACTCGCCTGATAAAGTCAATCAATTGATAGAATTGGTTAAATTAAGTAAAAACTCTGCGGTAGTTAATATAAAGCCCGGTGCGGGACAAACAATCTTTGGCGATGACCCTAATAATTTTACAATTCAATATCAAGGGAAATTATATCAAGTAAGAGCAATATCGGAAACACAATGGAGTATTTTATCATGAGAAATATATTTGATAACAATTTATTAGCGAATTATGCCACAACAGGCGATATTTCATTGGAAAACTGGGGATTAGAGGTATCAGTTACTGCAAATGAAAATACTATTATAACATTACCATACACAACAAGCACTACTCCAGTTGGAGAATTTGAAGCACAAACTGAGGGACGTGTATTAATAAGAAAAAAAGACAGTTCAGCAAATACTGTTACTATTGAACCGTTTGCAGGTTGTGTATTTAACGGTATTTTAGGTAATATTGTATTAAAATCACAAAATGATTATATTACTTTTAGTAATAATAATGGTAATGTTATTAATATACATGACACTAATTTACCAAATCTAATTAAAATTGACAATGTAGATTTAAAAACATACATCGACGCAAGCGTAGCGGGGTTGTTAGATTACCGAGGTGTTTATGACGCTTCTAGCAATCAATATCCAACTACAGGCGGTTCTGGTACTGGTGGGGCGGTATTAAAATCAGATACTTGGATAGTTTCTGTAGCGGGTAGTTTAAATTCGCAACCAGTAAAAGTTGGTGATATGATTATTGCTAAAGTTAATAGTCCTGCACAAACTCCCGCAAATTGGAATGTACTTGCTGTATCGGTTTATAATAACAGTATATCTAATGCTTTATTAGCATTGATGGACGCTTTTACTGTTAAAATGAATAATACTAACGCCCCTGCAAATCCGCAAGATGTACCAATTAATACTGCATATAACCAATCTTTTGAAACTAATACGACTAATATTAAAATGGACGGTGCTGTTTCAGTAGGTTCTAGTAATAATATAGCAAGAGCCGACCATGTTCACCCGTCTGACACAACTAAACAAAATATTATATCTGGTGCTACGGCTGATAATATTGTGTCTGTTAATAACACAGGACAAGTATTAGATAGTGGTAAAGCATTTAGTACAGATACTTCTTTAACTGCTAATAGCAATAACAAAATACCAACTGAACAAGTGGTGAAATATAATGTAGATTATTTAAATAATAGAATTAATAATTTACCAATAGGAGCTGGTATTGGGAGTGCTTATTATTTTACTAATGATACAGATAATTCTTATTTAACTTTATCGGCAACTCCTAAAAATGGTACTCAAGCCCAATTACAAACTACGGTTAATAATAATACTTCATTGTTAGGTTCTTTTGTTACTGCAACAGCACTAAATAGAACAATAATTAATGCGGGTATTTGGGAGTTTAATTTATGGGCATTGTCAGATAGCACTCAAGCGACAACTAATGTTTATGCTGAGGTGTATAAATTAAGTTCAACTAATGTGGAAACATTGTTATTTACACTAAATAATAGTAATAATATAGGTTCTACAACAGTTATTCAATATAGCATTAGCGGAACTCAAACAAGTTATGCTGTATTGTCAACTGATAAATTATTAATTAAATTATATGCTAAAACAACAAGAACTCAAAATACAATTGTTACGGTGTATTATAATTCTGCACAATATTATTCACATGCCCACACACCACTAATTACGTATCATAATAATTTAGCGGGTATTCAAGGTGGCAATGGCAACGACCAAAATTATCATTTGACACAAACACAATATAACAATGTTATCAATCAATCAAGCCCAACGCAAACAGGTTATTTGTCAAATACTGATTTTACAACATTTAATAATAAACAAAATGCTTTAACAAATCCTGTGACTTCATCAAGTGCGACGCCTACTGCTAATCAATTATCTGTATTTAATGCTAGTGGTACACAAGTTACACCGACGACTACATTACCGACGTCCGCTGTACCTGCTTTTACAGGTGATGTAACAAATGCTGAGGGTTCGCTTGCTTTAACAATTGGTAACAATGTAGTTACAAATTCTAAACTTGCTAATTCGAGCATTACAATTGCAAATAATAATACCTCATTGGGCGGAAATGTTACACAAGACCAAATTACAGGATTGTCAACAACGGGACTGGTAAAAAGAACTTCAGCGAATACTCTGGGAATTGCTAATGTTAATGATTTACCTTTTACCTATAATAATACTTATTATGTATCGCCAAATGGTTCTGATACGAATGATGGCAAAACACCAAGTACTCCAGTATTAACTTTAGGTAGGGCGGTAACATTGGCTGGTAATGTAGGTATTCAAATTGTAGTTTATCCTGGCACTTATACTGAGAATACAATTATTACTGCACAAAATATTAGTATTGTAGCACCAAACGGAGAACAATCTGGTATAGTTAATTTTACTGGCACAATTACAGCAAATAATCCTGCTTCTAGTATTAGGGTTATTGGGCTTAATATAAATACGTTTATACATGCAGGTGCCGGAAATGCTTATCTTTATAATTCAAGTACAACATCATTATCAAAAACTGGTAGTGGATATTTACAAGTTAGTTCATCCGATAGCCAAGGTTCAACTTTTGCTGGCACAGTATCAATTACTGGTTCTGGTTCAGTATTATTTAATGAAAGAAGCACAATCGGAAGTGTAACTATTAATAATGCATTGGCTCAAGTTACCTTTGCAAATAATACAAATTCATTACCAATTAATATACTTGCGGGGTTAATGGGAATTAATGATACACCTGTATATACATTATCTAGAGTAACATCAGCGGTTACTATAGCATCTGGTGCTTTTTGTTATATTTCTAAGTCGACAATGATATTACCAACTGCCTCGATTGGAAATGCTACAATAAGCATTGCAACGCCTGCTGTTATTACAATTGCTAATCACAATTTAAGTAATGGACAAAAGATATATTTTACAACTACAGGTGCATTGCCAACTGGGATAACTGCTACCACTACATATTGGGTAACAATAATTAATACTAGTACATTTAACATATCAACTACTTATGCTAATTACATTACAAATATTTTTGTAGCAACTAGTGGCACTCAATCAGGTACGCACGTGGTAAGTTTGACTGTTGATAATTTGGCTAAAATAACAGCCAATACAGGTTCTTTTTATTCTCTTGATAATGTATTGTTTGATAAGACTAATAGTACACTGCTTGGTACTGTGTTGACAAGAACTGGTTATTCTGATAGCATAGAATTGACAACTGCATTACCAATCGCATCAGGCGGTACTGGGGTTAAGAATGTAAATGATTTAACTGCTATTTTAAATAACTTTGTAGGCGATAGTGGTTCTGGTGGTACGAAAGGTTTAGTCCCTGCACCTGCTTCAGGTGATGGGGTGGCTAATAAGTACCTCGATGCAAAAGGTGGGTGGAGTACACCTACTGGGGGGGGTAGTAGTGTTGTAAGTCAATATCTTTATGTTAAACCTGCTGTTGGGGTAAATACTTGGGATGCAAATCGTAGAATGCAATTCAGTCAGATATTAAATTTTTTAGGAAGTAATATTACACTTTCTAGTACCGGGATTTTAAGACTTGTTTCTGCTGGTACATACGAACTAACTGCGGTGTGGCAAGGAACTGCTGGAGGCGGTGGTGGTACTATTCGTTGGTATAATGAAACATCTGGTGCATTTGTAGGTCAAGAGTCAGCAATATGTCCTCCAGATAGTGGAAATACATATACGCCAAACAGTGTGCTATATCATACCATCACGATAACATCACCAACTAACTTTAGTATTCGGGAAACTGGTAACGGAAATATGCAACCTATGGCGGTTAATAGCTATGTTATTGCTAGACAATTAAATATTCCCACCCCTACAACCGCTAATGATGTACCAACTGGCACTATTATACAAAATATATCACCAAATATAGGTGGTTATTTATTATGTAATGGTAATAGTTACAATCGTAGTGAGTATTCTGCATTATTTAATTTATTAAATACAGAGAAAGGTATTTGTACTATTTCAATAAACACTCCTGCTGTTATCACCTTAACTAACCATGGGCTAACTACAGGACAAAAAATATACTTTACAACAACAGGTGCATTACCTACAGGGTTATCTGCTAATACCACATATTGGATAAATGTAACAGGAGCTAATACATTTAATTTAGCAACTAGTTATGCCAATTTAATTACTAGTACATATATAGCAACAAGCGGTACACAATCAGGTACACATACTATGTTTTTGACAATTGGAAATGTATCAAGTGCTACTACATTCAATGTGCCTGATTATCAAGGCAAAGTATTAGCAAATGCAAGTACAAGCCACGGTATAGGTAAATTTACAGGTGCTGAAACACATACATTGACTATTAATCAAATGCCAAGTCATAATCACTATGTACAAGGTTATGTATTTAACGATTATGACGCTAACGATGTGTTTAGCAATAGGCAGGGTTTAGATACAGGAGCTAATCAATATAACACAAATAATGTAGGTGGTGGGCAACCGCATAATAATATGCAACCGACTGAATTTGTATATTTTCATATAAAATTTTAGGAGATAATTATGACAACATTATATACAATTAATAATTTATCAGATGAAATTAATGCTGATTTATTAAATAATTCACAATATGCTTATTGCAAAGAATTGCAAGGAGATACTAATACAGTAAGAACTATTGAAGAACAAATTACATTTACTATTAATTTCTATAATAAATATAAATTAATTAATAATAATGCAACTATAGTAATATCATTCCCTGTTAATTGGGTAAATAATCTTGATAATATTTATCAATATTTAGAACAAGTTAAGCCAATTGTTAATAATTATTTAATAAGATTTGACGGATTACAAGATATTGAAATTATAAAAAAATTACAATTTATATTTAATAATAGCAAAAGTTTATTTTTAATTTAATTTAACAGCCTAATTAAAAATTAGGCTTCTCATTTTTAGAAAGGAAACATAATGAGATTAAATAAAATTTGGCTAACACTCACACCTATTGTATTATTTTGGTATGCTATAGGACGGTGGGATGTATACTATAACTTAAGATCAGATAAAGAAACATTAGCATTATTAATTGACCCATTTTGTAATAAAATGAGCATTTTGTGCTGTGTTTATTTAATATCAATATTAATTTATTATTTTATCAAAGATGAAATTAATTTATCATTTAAAATAACTAAAAAATATAAAATGTTATATACATTATACTCATTTGCAACAATACTATTATTTATGTACCATGCTTACGCCTTTGGTTGGTTTATACATGATAATATTTACGGTAGTGATACAATTAAATTAATAGACTGGTGTTTAGATCCATGGCTATTATTATATTTTACATACCCAACTATAACTCTTTTTTTTTCTTTGCAAAGATTGATAATTCGATTAGGATAAGGATAAATGTTATGATAAATTTTTTACATACTATAGGTTCAAAAATAACTGAATATACTATAATTTTTATATGCTCTTGCTTAACTGCATTAGGATTTTATGTATTCAGTAAGAAAATTAAATATAAACGTGGTAATATGAGTATTAGTATAAATGAATAAAATAATAAATGGTATTATTAAAAGGCTAATACATGGTAGTTATAGTACATTAATAGCATTATTTATTATAGCAGTATTATTAGTTGTAAGGATTGAAGTAATAGATACTTTAAAATGGTTCTTTCATTATCAATTAAGAGTTATCTTATCTGATAAACAGATAACCAGTGGTATAGCAATATTTATTACTTCATTGTTATTATATAAAAAAAGAAAATAAGTATATATATGTCGATAGCAATAATGTTATTGACATATATTATTAAAACATAATTAAATATTTGTTAAAATCTTGAGTTCTTTTATTTAAATCTTCTGTCATAAATAATTCAAATCTTTCATCAAGAAATTCTTTTTGTCTTTCATATAATCCATTGCTACCACCATTCCATTTTTTTGATACTTCTTCAATCGTGCTACATTTTTTAATATTTTTAATATCACAAAATGCTATTACTGCCTTGGTATTTTTATCAATATCATTTCCTAATAATTCTGGATTATTGACTAAATCAATACCAATCATATTACCAACTAATTTATGCATATCTTTACCAGTTAATTGTGGCAATCCATTACCTCTATATTTCCATCCATCCCCAAAAGTAGTATTGCCTAATTCTTTTCTATTATAAATAAAATTTGCTAATTTTTCAGGTGATCTTAAATATTTACTTGCATCTTCAATGTTTTTAAATCTTTTTTTAAACATATTATATAATCTATTTACATCAGTATAATTTAAATTTTCTCTAAATACTCTATAATTACTACTTTCAACTTTTACCTGTGCTAAAATGCTAGCCATTAAATCATGTGAGTAATTTAGTTTGTGTAGTTCATTTAAAATGCTTATTTCATATTGGTTCATATTATTCTCCTATTATCTATTTCATTAAATTCATCAAATAACTTTTGATGTAACCATTCATTAATTTTAAATTTATTTAATATTGTAGTAAAATTATCATTATCAGATATATTATTATACTCACAATACTTCAATAATAAATTAATATTGTTATCAAAATCGTTGTTTATGCTATCAGGATTAGCATGTAACCCAAATAACCTATAATTATCCTTGTAAGTTAAATCAACTAAGCCACGAGGTCTATAGAGCCATCCATCACCATCTTGATTATTACCTCCCTTATTTTTATAAATAATATTACAAAGTTCAATTTCATTTTTACATAAATTAGTTAAATAATCTTGTAATTCGTACTTGTCAATAATATTATTTAATCTTACAGTATCAAATCTATTTTTATCAGCCATATTGCTAACCACACTTTTTACATTTTTATGTACATTTAAATGGTTAGAAAAATGATATAATAGTTGTAAGTTTGTAATTTGTATTTGTGTATCAAAATAAAAATTATTGCTATTGTGTTTACAAATAATAAATATTGCAGTTCTTGTTTTTTGTTTCAATTTTATCTTCATAATCTCTTTTAAATATCTCTCTTTTTGCACCATAACATATTCCCATATAATAATTCAACTGCGAAATTAAACTTTTTTAGTTCTATAAATTCACGAGTAATTTTTGAAATTCTTCTATTATCTTTATACATAACTGTATCTATAGTTGCCTCTAATCTTACTGTATCAGTTGGATATTGATTTTTATTTAACATTGTTATATTCCTTTATATAATTATTATACATTAATTGCCATTGTTTTAATTTTTCTTGGCATATTATATGATTATTATCATTTTCAATAATATCATCAACAACATCAATTAGTTTATTACTATCATGATGTATTACGCCTTTACACGGTTGTAATAATGTAGGTGATGCTATAAACGTAGGAGGTTCATTATTTGAACATGCTACTAAGCAACATGTAACTAATAACGGTATTTTCATTATAATCTCCAAGTAAAAGGAAAGTAAGAGTCTGGATAATATTTTTTATATAGTTCACTTAATACAAATTTTTTATTATTATAAACATATTTATATTTAGAGTAAAATATATTTTTAATAATATTGCAGTACTCTACTTCCTTGTTAGTTAATTTTTCTCTTTTAAGTAAAATTAAGTCCAAGTAATTAGTATGATGTTCAAATATGTATATTACCATAAAATTTTCTATAATTGTAAAATTTTGCTCAAATTTATCATAATTATCTAATAAAAAATTTAAATGTGCTGTAATTGCTTTTTGTTCTGTGCTGTATAATTTTCTTTTTTCCATTTTAATAAATTTCTTCATATATACATGTAGTCTATTAATCCCACTGTATTCTGTATTTATATATTCTTTATTAATTATTCTATCAAATTTATATTCTAAGTCAACTTTATGTAATTTATATAAAAAGGTAAACTCATACATTATTTTTGCTTTGATAAGATTACTCATAATAAACTTATCAATATATTTATAAACATTAATATGTTCAATTAATAAATTTATATCATTTTTAGTTAGTACAATCATAATTTATATCACTCATTTTATTCTCCTTTTAATAATAATGAACATCTCAATCATCACAATCGCAACCAAAATGATAATATGATATATATTTCATTGCATAAAAATTTATTTTAAGAATTTCAAGCATAAATTCTTTATCTTCTAAAATCTTATCATTAGCATGTTTTAATATATCAACATCATTTTTTATAAGTTCCATAATGATTGTTTTTTGCATTTCTTCATAAACATATTTTCCAAAATCATATTTATCGTTGGAGTTTTTATACTTATCAATTAATTCATCTTTAGTTAAATTATTCCATTCTTTTCGTGGTTTATCAAATTCAATTATTCTTTCCAATATTTTATCGTCATCATCTAAATATGCTATATAATCATAAGGACGTCTTAAAATATCTTCATAAGTATCAAATATTCTTTTCTCCACATCTTGATAAGTACATCTTATTTCATTTGTTTTTTCACATTTATAACCAATAAATGCTACCCTTTCTTTTATATCTATCCCATCTGATATAATAATATACTCTATAAAATCTGGGATTGTTTCTTGATTGTATTCGTCATATAGTGTCCGACTACTTGGTTGATAACCATTGGGAAACCCATTTATTTTTATTCTAGTTATCCTCTCGTGAAACTCTTCCCAAAATTTTTTTGCAGTATAGGGGTCTTCTTCTATATACTTTATTGGTTCATCTAATTTATAAAATCTTTGATTATTTTTTGTTTTAATTAATTTAAACATTATTTTATTCTCCTTTTAATTTTATTTGTTTATTATTATACATAATTAAATATCTTAAATATACTTCATCATTGTATATTTTAGTTTTATCTAATCCAGTTATCCACCCATGGTTACCTGCTATATCATCAAATGTCATTATCCATTCACCTGTTTCATTACATTTAGTTACAGGGAATACTAATCTTTCAATATGAGTAATAGCATCTGATACACAAACAAATTCAAGTGTATTAGTATTAATTGTTTTAATTTTATATTTTTCACTAATACAGTCCCAATATTCTTTTGCTGTAAAATTTGGTCTAGGTATATAATTTAACAAATTGTCAAATTTATATACTCTTTGATATTTAGTAGGGCTATATACTAATTTAAACATTATTTTATTCTCCTATACAAATCACTCTCTATATAACAGCCATCAACTGCTATATAGCATTGGTTCTTATTTTCATGTATGTATTTATACACGACTTCTCTTTTAGTCTTATACACTGTATTAATACTTTCTATACGCTGTATAATAATACTCTCTTGTTTGATTGCATTATCACTTGCTTTTATATAACGTATTAATTCTTTTGTCTTGTACTCTTGCTTACATTGACTTTTGCCTGTGTAGTACACC